CTGTAATATTCAATAAGTATTTATCATTTATTGTCATTGGTTCAATTCTCCTATCTCTGTTTATAAAGTTTAATTTCTTTAATTTTTGTGAGGTTTTACTTTTTGCCATGTTATTGACCATCCTTTTTGAGATTTGTTGACATTATATAAATTATATAACTACAGAGTACTCCTTTCTTACAGTTGGAAGACGGTGGGTTTGCCGCCTAGTTTTGGTTCTTGACCAGAGGACTTTGACTCAAAATTAATTGGATATGAATCCTTTGTGGCCTGTAGAGAAATTACATGCTCTCTCGTTGGGGGATTGAATGTGTGCCTAACCTTACTTATAAGATAAAGACCAGATTGGTGTTTAGACATACGAGTATCTTCGTGATCTACACCAAATACAGGTAAACTTACATTAATAACTTGTCCCACGGTTACAGATGTGTTTCCATGTATAGACATATTTATTGTCATTCCACTATTCAATTCATGCATTCTTTGTCGTCTTTGTAGTAGCCACTTGTCTGCCCTGTTAGACATATAGTCTTTATTTTCTTCCTCACCTACAGGTGTTCGTTCTCTATCTGGATCAATACCCAATCTATCTTCTTCTGCTTGTGCCTTTTTAGTATTTATGTCTGACACTTTCATATATTGAGAATCTTTATCGTCTTCAGTGACACTAGTTGGATGTAAATGTATTCTTGAATCAGTAAAATTGCCTACTGTATTTTCATCATCTATCAATACATTATTATATTTTGGTGCATTACCTTCTTCTAATCTTTGGTGTTTATCGTGGTCATCAAAATAACTGAAGGTTGATGTATTATATTTTTTATTGTAAATATCATGCATGATCAACTTAGAACCTAACATACCACCCCTTATATCAAATAGTGAATTATTCTTACTAGGAACAGATAAGTTTAAAATTCTCTTATATGCTTGAACAAGTTTTCCTGAATCACTTGAATCACTATAAGTTTCATCTTCCCCCTTATCACCAAAGTGATATTCACCTTGTACACCATCATCATATAAACTTTGTAGACTTCTGAAATGAAACCCATCTTTGTTTTCAAAAAACAAATAATGAGGAGAGTCATTTTCAGCACTCATAGATTCTCTTGTAAGTTGCTTTATCAAATGGAACGGATGGAAGTTTGGAGACAATATCTTTCTAATGCCTAAAGTTGGTTCTATGTATAAATCTTTTTTCGTGTTTATATATTTCTTATTTTCCATCACAGACTTTACAATCTGATCGGCAGTTTCTTCATATGCTTTAGATATGCGTGTGCGATGATTCCGCAGAAGTTCTGGAGAACATATTTTAAGTTCAATAATTTCTGCATTATTTCCAGCTGGAGTTCTACCACCCATCTCATAAACACAAAAAACATTTTCTGTAAAATCTAAACCACCATCATTTTCAAGGCCTGGAGTTGTAATTTTAAGAGAAATATACTCTTGACCAATGATAGGCATATTGTCCACTAAATTATTTGTGTCAGTTATTATAATACTTCCAGTTAATGCATTTGAAAATATATCTTCAAATATATTAATTTCAGCAATAATTTTGGATATGTCTGCACTAACACCAGAGGAGGATATTAACTCACACTGATCTAAACTAAACTCACCAGCAAATTGTAAAGTGTTTGCCATTAGATATTTGATTCTTTCATTAAGTTTTTATATTCGTCCACAAATATGTCTTTATATTGAGGGTCTAGTAAACGAATTTGTCTAAGTTTATCTTGACGGCGCTGTTCATACTCGTAATTAGTTACTATCAATGCATTTGGATAAGTTATTATATCAGTTACTTCGATAGTTTTTTTTGTGTCACCAGAGGTTTGTGTTATCTCGTAATGGTGAACACTATCAGTATTTGCATACTTATCAATCAAATATGAATTAAACTGTGGAGTTGACATTGGCCAATCGTGGTAACGATCTATTACATTATTCACTAACATCACTATCCAATGCAGTTCTGGATCACCATACAATTTGTGTGCTAATATTTCTGGTGTCTCACCCTCCCTCACATCATATGTATCAAATAACATAGTATTTGTTTTAACTTTAGTCCTAAGGCCAACCCTTCGCATAAGATTTGTAACAATTTTTGGATTTCCTGTTCCAGCAGAATCATAGTATATTTTAGGCATTGAATTAAAGTACATAATTAAAATCCTTCATCAGCTTTTTTCCTAGTGATTAGTTCTAGTTCTTTGAATGTCAATGACAATGTAGTCTGGATAGCTGGAGCACCGTCATCAGTTCCAGCGTGGGTCTTATATTTGTCTCCACCATAAGATACATTCATAGATTCCAAAACGCAAGTTGATATCTTATGTAGAAAGTTATTCTCATTACCATTGTACATATACTTTATGTCAAATGTGTTTGGAACAATTAATGCTCTACCGTGCTGATCACTACCTTCATACTCTGGTAACATATTGAATTTAAATGCTTTAATAATATCTTTTATCTCTTTTGCTTCTGTTTCACTTTTTGGAGACATTTTAAATTCATACTGAAATGTTCTTTTATCAATACCCTTAAATGCTAATTCCATACGGTCAGACAATACAACCCCCGATCTCATTTCTGCAGTGGCCTTAACTCCTGCAAAGCCAGGCAATGCTCCAGCTGTAGTTAGCATAAGACCAGTTATTGATTTTGCTAAATCTCCTGATAAATTACCAATCTCGTCAAGTCCACCCCTTATACTACCCTGTGCAAATTGTTCATATGCGTTGATTGCTCCTACCGACATAAAACCAATTTTTGTATCTGTGTATTGTGTAGAATATCCAGTTGTTACTGTTGATGGCATATACATAGAAATTGCTGTTGTTAATTTTGTTGTTGGAGCTCTCCTTACTGACACTCTTTGATCAAGGTTATCCCGTGATGTAAGTCGGCCGGATGTTTCATTAATGAAATAACCTTTGCGCTTTAGAGGAGTGTCAAGATTTTGTTGAGTCTGTGCGTCAGAACCTTCCAGTGGAACAGAAGTGGGTTTACCACCAAACTTCATTTTTGCGTGATCTTGTTGATTAATAAAGAACATCACATAGTGTCCCTGATTACCCATGCCTGGTCCGGCTTCCACATCTAATGGGAATGTAAAATTTTGAATATTTGCCTGAGGTCGTAATGATCTATAGTCAGATGAATCTGAATTACCATACCTTGGGGATTTACTCGTCCCAGGCAAGTTACCTGCTACTTTTCTTAATCCTGTGTTGACTAGTTGGGTGATAGCACCATCTATAAAGTTATTGAAATTGGGCATCTATAAGTATCCTATATAGTTTAAACTATTTATAAGACAAGAGTATGGCATATAGCGGAAAATACATACCAATTAACCCTAAAAAGTATAGAGGGGATCATTCCAAAGTGATATATAGATCACTATGGGAACGTAAACTTATGGTATATTGTGACAACAACAAATCTGTATTGGAGTGGGGTAGTGAAGAAGTCATAATACCTTATATGTCACCTTGGGATGGCAGATTACATCGCTACTTCCCTGACTTCTACATGAAGGTAAAACAGTCTAGTGGTGTTACTAAAAAGTTTATCATTGAAGTAAAACCTAAATACCAATGCCAACCACCAACTAAAGCACCAAAACGTAAAACCAAGAGATGGTTTAATGAAGTAAAAACATGGGTAATCAATGAAGCAAAATGGAAATCTGCAAATGAATTTTGTTTAGATAATGGTATGGAATTTAAAATTCTCACCGAAGATCACCTCAATATAAAGTATAAATAGTATTATGGCACAAAGTAAATATATACAAAGCGTAGTTAAAGCATCAGGCGGTAGACCAAAATCTACCCAATGGTATCGTGATAAGATCAAAGAATTTGGTAAGCCTGGAGCTATGGACTTAATTCGTGATGGAAGACAATCCACTACACCACATTATGGCAGAATAAATATGTTTTTCTATGATCCTAAAGGAAGAAAGACATTACCATACTATGATACATTTCCTCTAGTATTACCAATAGAAAAATATCCTGATGGTTTCTTGGGAATTAATTTTCACTACTTACCTATAGCTCTAAGACTGAAGTTATTAGACCGATTAGTAGATTTTAGTAACAATACCAAGTTTGATGAAAGTACAGTAATTAATGCAAACTATTCACAACTAAAGAACGTA